TCGGGACGGCGTTGGCGCGGTCGCTTGCGGAGGCTCGTCAGGCTGGCACCGTGCCCGATTCGTCGGTCGTGGCGACCCTGGCGGAGCGCATGGCGGGTGTGGCCGATGCCGCCTGGCGAGCCGACGACTTCCGGACGTTCATGACGGCGGCGCAGAAGCTGCTCGCGTTGTCGCGGGCGCTTGGTCTGGTGAACTTCTCCCTGCCGGTGGGGGGTGCAGACGATGACGGTGACGGAGACGACGCCGACGGAGATGTCCTCGACCGTGAGCTGGCCGACATCGTGGGGTCCGGCCCCGCGCTACGCAACACCAAGAACGCCTGAGCGGGAGACGTTCGGCCCGCAGGTCCGGAAAATCGCGAAGCTGCTCGGCCTCAAGCGGCTCCCGGTGCAGGAGTACATCTGGGACGTCGCGCTCGAGGTCCAGTCCGAGGCGGCGGGTGACCCGAACCCTGGCGAGTGGGCGTACGACACATGTGACCTGACGTTGCCGCGGCGGGGGTCGAAGACGGTCACGTTTCAGCCGGTCGTGATGCACCGGGCGGAGCTGATCCAGCGGGCGTCGATCGCGATGACGGCGCAGACCGGGAAGGCCGCTACGAAGCGTTGGCTCGACCTGGCGAACGTCATCGAGGATTCGTACATGGGCGACCGGGTCCGGAAACGCGAGAGCGTGGGCCGGGAGCGGCTGACGTGGGTCAAGTCGAAGTCGATCCTCGAGCCGTTCTCCCCAAAGGACGACGCGAACCACGGCGACGAGCACGACCTGATCGGTGCGGACGAGGTCTGGAAGATCGACGCCGCGCAGGGTCACTCGCTCGACCAGGCGATCCGGCCGATGATGCTCACGAACAACCTGCAGTTCTGGCGGTTCTCCACGGCGGGCACGTCGGCGTCGGCGTACTACAACGCGATGCGCCGGCAGGGCCGCGAAGCGGTGAAGTCGGGCCGGAACCGCGGCAAGTTCTACATCGAGTTCTCGGTGCCGGAGGTCGTCGGCGGGGTGAAGGTCGAAGAGTTGTCCGACGAGGCGCTCGTCGAGCTGATCGCAGCGCACCACCCACGCTCGTACGACCTCGACATGATCCAGTTCCTACGGGACGAGCTCGCGAACGCTCAGGAGCCGGAGGGCGAGGGCCGGGACGGGTTCCTGCGGGCGTACGGCAACCACACCGTGCTCGACGTGTCGCGGATCCCGTTGGTGGCGGCGCCGGTCATGGCGCGCGGTCTCAAGACGTCGGCGGGGATCCCGGTCGGGTCGGACATCGCGGTGGGGCTGGCGTTCGACCTCGACCCGGAGAAGCGCCGCGGCGCGATCTCGGCGGTGTGGCGCGACGAGCAGGGTGTCGCCCGGTCGACGATCATCAAGTCGAAGCCGGGTACGACCTGGGTCGCATCGGAGGCGATCGGCATCCTCGAGCGTGGCCTGAACCTCTACCCGCACATCGCGGTCAACGACACGACGGTGACGCGCGACGTCGCCGACCAGATCCACACGGCGGGGTTCGAGCTGCTCAAGGTCAACTCGATCGACTACGCCGGTGCGTGCAACCGGTGGTACGACGAGACGACGGCCGTCGACGAGCACCGTCAGCCGAAGCCGACGCTGTGGCATGAGGGGCACCCGCAGTATCTCGAGTCTGTCGCCGGCGCCGGTTGGCGTGACGCCGGCCGGGGCGGTGGCCGTGTGTTCGCTGTCCGTGACGAGCCGATCGTGGAGCTCACCTCAACCGCGCTCGCCCTGTGGGCGTTCGACCACCTCCCAGAACCCGAGTACGACCCGGGCACGTTCAAGATCCGCTAGGAAGGCACCCGCATGACCTCACAGCTCTGGCCCCCGATGGTGGTCGACCCCTCCACGTTGACGTGGGACGTGACCGGCACGGCCAAGGTCAAGTCGCTGCCCGGCATCGGCCGCGCGCTCGCGCTGATCTGCGGCCTGATCGGGCAGATGAACCTCGACCCGGTGAAGGCCGGCCAGATCCTCGCGCCGCGGCCGCGGGTGCTGCAGCAGCCGGACCTCGACAAGACGCTGGTCGGGTTCACGTCGGAGTCGGCCGAGGAATACCTCATCGAGGGCAACTCGATGAGCCTCATCACCGCCTGGGACTCCCGCGGGCAGGCGGCGGCGTGCAGGTGGTTCCCGGCGTGGTGCTGGTCCACGATCAAGGACGACGACCGCTACTACCTCAACGGGCACCCGGTCGACCCGGAGAACGTGCTCCACGCGAAGCGTGGCTCTGACCCGATGAACCCGCGCCGTGGTGTCGGGATCGTCGAGCAGCACCTCAAGGAGCTCGAACGAGCCGGTTTGCAGTCGGAGTACGAGCGGCAGAACCTCCGCTCGGGCGGTGTGCCGTCGGTCGCGGTGATCGCGCCGCAGAAGGAACTCACCCAGGCCGAGCTCGACGAGGCGGGTGCGGCGTGGCAGGAGCGGTTCGGGGGGCCGGTGCGGCGGCCTGGCATCTTCCCGAACGGGACCGAGGTCAAGCCGTTGTCGTGGTCGCCGAACGATCAGCAGATGGTCCTCGCGCGGCAGATGACGCTCACCGACGTCGCGAACATGATGAACCTGGACGCGTACTGGCTCGGTGCGCCGGCCAGCTCGCACACCTACCGCACGCCGGGCGTGATGTTCCTGATCCTGCTGCGTACGACGCTCGAGCCGATCCTCCGCGAGCTGGAGCAGGTGTGGGGGCAGAAGATGCTCCCCTACGGCACTGACCTGCGGTTCGACCGCACCCAGCTGACCCGCGACGACATGGCCTCGATGATCACGAGCTTCGTCGTCGCGATCCGTGAGGGCCTGATGACGGTCGACGAGTCGCGGGTCTACATGGGCCTGACGCCGTTCGGCACGCCGGAGGCAACCACGCCGCGGATCCCGTCCGCGACACCCGACACGTCCGAGGAACCGGAACCGGCGATCTCGGTGAACACCCCCAAGGAAGGCGACACGAAATGACAACCACGCAGGCCGAATCCCGGCTGTACGCAGGCATCGAGCTCCGAGCCGTCGAGAAGGTCAACGGCCACAGTTTCCTCCACGGCCGCGCGGTGCCGTACGGCGAGCAGGCCGATATCGGGTGGTTCCTGGAGGACCACGCGCCCGGCTCGCTCGCGAAGTCGATCAAGGAAGCGGCGCGCGGTCTGCCGCTGCTGATGTTCCACAACGCATCGACGTTCCCGATCGGGGTGTCGGACAAGTGGGAGGACGGCACCGAGGGCCTCGACGGGTTCTGGAAGCTCGACAACTCCGCCGAGGCACAGCGCGCCGCCGAGCTTGCGAAGCCGGACGAGGACGGCAAGTCCCCGCTGGGCTACATGTCGATCCGATTCCAGCCCATCCGTTCGGACTGGGAGTACGCCAACGACTTCAATCCCAACCTGGGCCCCTCGCACAAGGACAAGGTCACCCGGGTCGAGTCACGGCTGGTCGAGGTTTCTCTGGTTTCGACGCCGGCGTTCAAGAGCGCGACCGTCACCTGGGTGCGCTCGAACGAGCGTGCGCTGCACCGTGACGCGACCGGCGGGAAGAAGCTCGAGGCGTGGCAGAAGGTCCTCGACGAGCTCCGCGACACGCCCTGAGATAGGCATGCCTGTCGCCGGGAGGCATGCAGGTCGTCTATCCTGCTCGTGAAAGGCCGCGCCGCTCAATGCGCCGCTCACCACGCCGGACCTAGTCGTCCACCTGGCCGAGCACCCGGAGAGCACCCGACCCGGAAGTAACCAATCCGTTTCGAGTGCTCCGAAGGGAGCCCCATCATGTTCACTGCCCTGTTGGCGCTGGCGGTCCTGCTGATCATCGCGCTCATCACCCCCCGCCTGCTGCGACTCCGTGTCGCTCCGGCGGCATCGTTCGTCATCCAGACCGGCGGCACCCTGACGCGTGAAGACGCGAACGCGGGTTCCGGCAACCCGGTCCTTCTGCGGCTCGAGGAAGAGCGCCAGACCCAGACCGAGCTCATGGACGGCATCCTGGCCGAGGTCGAGGCCGAGTCCCGCGACCTGTCCGACACCGAAGAGCGGTCGCTCTCCACGATCCGTGAGCGCGTCATCGCGATCGACAAGCAGCTCAAGCAGCTGCGTGGGATCGAAGAGCTCCGCGCGGCGGGCCAGCAGGCCGGTCAGCAGTACCGCCCGACGCCGGCGCCCGCCGACAACGGCGGTCGCTCGGCGCTGAGCTTCCCGAACAGCCAGGGACGCGAGTACGAGTTCCGCACCGCCGGTGAGTTCCTCGCCGCCGGCTGGCGCGCCGTCAACAAGGGCGACGAGTCCTCGCGTGACAAGCTCCGCAGCCACGGCGTCGACATCGAGGGCGGCATGCTCGTCCGCGCAGCCGCGCCGCACACGACCACGGCCGAGACGCCTGGCCTGCTCCCGGTCCCGATCGTCGGCGACATCATGAAGAACATCGACGCCGCGCGGCCGTTCGTGAGCTCGGTCGGCCCGAAGGATCTCGGTGGGATCCCCGGCACGTCGTTCAAGCGCCCGATCGTCACGCAGTCGGTGACCGTCGGGAAGCAGTCGGCGGAGAAGGCCGAGGTCGAAGACGGCCAGTTCAAGGTCGGGTCGGTGGACTTCGCGAAGGACACCTACGGCGGCTGGACGAACGTCTCCCGTCAGGACATCGACTGGACCTCTCCCGGGGTCTGGGACGCGCTGCTGACCGACTTCATGGAGATCTACGGTCTCCAGACGGAGAACGCCGCGGCCGATGCTTTCGCCACGGCGGTCACGCAGCAGACGGCGACCGAGGTCGCGGACTCGGCCAACCCGACGCTCAACGACTTCCTCAAGGCGCTGTACGAGGCCGCGGCGTTGGCGTACGCGGGCTCGGGCCGGCTCCCTGACACGATCTGGGCGTCGCTCGACATGTGGGCCCAGATGGGTCCGCTGATCGACTCGCTCAAGGCGGCGAACGCCGGCAACGGCGGCGGCGACTCGGCGATCAACTCGTTCGCGGGCAACCTGCTCAACGTCCCGCGGATCGTGGTCCCCTCGCTCGCGTCGGGCACGCTGATCGTCGGTGTGAAGTCCCGCACCGAGGTCTACGAGGACCGGATCGGGTTCCTGACCGCGGTCCAGCCTCGCGTTCTCGGTGTCGAGCTGGCGTACGGCGGCTACATGGCCTCCGGCACGCTCAAGCCGGCCGCGTTCGCTGAGGTCACGTTCGTCGACGCGGCCTGAGCCGCAGGTTCGTCGAATGGCCGAGTGGCTGACTGATTCCCAGGCTCGGGCCCTGATCGGGCTCGAGCCTGGGGATACGTCTGATGAGACCGCTTTCGGCGGTGCTCTGGAGGCCGCTCGGGACTGGGTCGAGAAGAAGCGTTCGGACCTGTTCACGGCTGGCGATCCGCTTGCGGATCCGCCGGTCGACCCGGAGTTCGTGGCGGACGGCGCGATCAAGCTCGGGACGGCGATGCTCGCGCACCGCTGGTATCAGCGCCGTAGCTCGCCCTTGGGCGCGGCGCAGTACAGCGAGCTCGGCGGGACGATCCTGCGGTACGACCCGGACATCGCGAAGCTGCTCGGGATCGGCACCGACGGAAAGTTCTTGTTCGGCGCCGCGGTCCCGGTCGTCGAGGTGCTCGACGAGGTCACGCCGTGACGAGCGTGACGGCGCGAGCTCAGGAGTTCGTCGCGCTGCTCAAGACGACGGGGAAGCCCGCGACGCTCGACGTCACGAAGGTCGATCTGCCTGGCTATCTCGTCATCCCGATCCCCAAGTACGCGTTCGGGACCGACCTTGACGGCGGCTCGTCGCTGACGTGGACGGTCTACGCGATCGCGAAGTCACCGGGCAACCTGCAGGCCGCGAAGGCGCTGGAGGAACTGGTCGTGCTCGCGGCCGGCGTCCTCGACTTCGAGACGGCGGACCCGACGTCCTACACCTTGCCGTCCGGGTCCGACCCGTTCCCGGCCTACTCCATCAGTTTCAGCGATGACCTGGAGGTCACAGCATCATGAGCACCCACACAGTTTCCAAGCAGAAGAACGGCATTTTCACCGTCGACGGCGAGGCGTTCGCCTGCCAGCAGACAAACGTCCGCATCATCCCGCCCGAGGTCTCCGACGACGCGATCGAGGAAGTGCTGGACGGCACCCCGCTCGAGGGCGAGGACACCGAGAAGCCGTGGAAGCTCGGGTTCAACTCGGTCCAGGACTTCACGAACGACGACGGCCTGCAGGTCTTCTCGTGGGACCGCGAGGGCGACGTGGTGCCGTTCACCTGGCAGCCGATCGGTGCCGCTGGCCCGTCGTACGCCGGGACGGTGAAGGTCTCTCCGCTGGAGACCGGTGGCGACGTGAACAAGCGGCTCAACGTCGAGGCCGAGTGGATCCTGTCCGCGAAGCCCGTCCGTACGCCTGCACCGTAGGAGCCCGGTCATGCCGGCGCTCGTACGTGTCCTGGGGCGAGCCCGTCTGCAGCGGACTCTCCGGCAGGCGGGCGTGGAAATGGCCGACTTCAAGGAGACGAACACGGCGCTCGCGGCCGATGCGGCGGCGCTCGTGGCGGCAGAAGCCCCGAAGCGGTCTGGGCGGCTCGCTGGCGACGTCCGCGGCTCCAAGGCCAAGACGAAGATCTCGGTGCTCGCCGGGCGGAAGCGCCTCCCGTACGCAGGGCCGATCAATTGGGGCTGGCCTGGGCGTCCGAACGCCTCGCGCGGGTGGCGCGGCGGGCCGATCGCGGCGAACAACTTCCTCAAGCGCGGCGCCGAGCAGGCCATGCCAGTGGTGCTCCACGGCTGGGAGTCGCACCTGCAGAACGAGCTCAACAAGGTGAAGGGAATCTGACCGGTGTCCGCAGTCATTCGCATCGACATTCTGGGGGACTCTAAGTCCGCCCAGCGGTCGACGTTGGCTGCGGAGCGCGGATACGACCGGCTCGGGCGGGGTGCTGACCGGTCGTCGGGGAAGGTCAGCAAGTTCGGTGGGGCGCTCGCCGGCGCGGCTCGCCGGTTCGGACCGCTCGCGGCGGCAGCTGCAACCGCTGGGGTCGTGAAGTTCGGGTTCTCTGCGATCTCGGCCGCCTCCCGTCTGCAGCAGGCGTTCGGTGCGATCGACGCCGTGTTCGGCAAGAACTCGGCGGTCGTCAAGCAGTGGGCGAGAAGGGCTGCGACCGACGTCGGCCTGGCGAAGTCTGAGTACGCCGAGCTCGCCACGGTGCTCGGGTCGATGCTGAAGAACACCGGGATCAAGGACTTCACCGGCGAGACGCAGGACCTGATTTTCAAGGGTGCTGATCTCGCGGCCCAGTTCGGCGGGACGACGAAGGACGCGATTGAGGCGATCTCGTCACTGCTCCGTGGTGAGCTCGACCCCATCGAGCGGTACGGCGTTTCGATCAAGCAGTCGGCGATCAACGCCGAGCTGGCGGCTAAGGGGCTGGGCAAGCTCACCGGCCGGGCGAAGACTCAGGCTGAGCAGCAGGCTCGTCTCAAGCTGCTGAATGATCAAACGGCGTCGTCGTACAAGGCCTTCAGTCGGGAGTCTGACACTCTCGCGCAGAAGCAGCAGGTGCTCGGCGCTCGGTGGGAGAACCTCAAGGCGACGATCGGGCAGAAGCTGCTTCCGGTCGCGACGAAGCTCGTGAGTTGGCTCGCGGACACTGTCGAGGGGTCGAACAACACCGGTAAGGCGATCAAGAGGCTTGCCCAGATCTACGCGTCGGTCGTGCAGCCCACGGTCGAGGGCGCGGTTCGTGGGTGGAAGAAGTTCACTGCCGGCCTCGACGATGCGACCGGGGAGAGCAATTCGCTCGGGAAGGCCGTCAACAAGGTCGGTGATTTCCTCGAGAAAGCTGCCCCGATCCTGGGCAAGTTCTACGGCACCTATCTCGAGGCTCTCGGCACTGCGGCAGGGGAAGCGGCCCGCATGGTTGGCCGGATCTCTAAGGCGATCCAGACGATGATCGGCTGGGTTGACACGGCCCTCGACAAACTCGGCCAGCTCGCGAAGGCAGCGAAGAGCGGCGGCAGTCTCGGTCTCGGCTCTCTGGGTGGCCCGTTCGCTGGTCTGGGTGGCCTGTTCAGCTCCGGTGCGTCGCTTCCGGGCGGGCTCGGTCGTGCCGCAGGGATTGGCGCGCTCGGGTTCGGTGGCGGCGGTTCGATCCGCGTGTCGGCTCCCACGGTCAACCTCGTGGTGCTGCTTGACGGGCGCGAGCTCAAGCACGTGGCCCGGCGTGAGGCGCGCGACGAGATCAGCACGCAGGTGCTGGCGACGAAGAGGACACGCTAATGACCGTCACCGCAGTGCTCAACCAGGACCAGTGGCAGGTCGCGGTCACGATCACCGACCTCCCTGTGCTTCCCGCGCCTGGCGATCCGTGGCCGGCGACACCGTGGACGCTGTCGCGTTCCGACGGCCTCACCGAGCAGCCCGTACGCGCGGCGTTCGAGCGGCCTCTGGTGGCCGCGTCGTCGGCTGTGGTCCGTGACCGTGAGTACCCGATCTCCCGACCGTTCCTGTACGTCCTGCGGTACGTCGACGCCGTCGACGGGCAGGTGACGCTCTACTCGAACTGGATCGAGCCGGCCGAGCGTGAGCTGCCGAGGATCTCGAACCCGATCACCGGTGAGGGCGTCGACGCCACGATCGTGCAGTGGCCTGACCTGACGTCGGACTCCCGCGCGTCGGTGTTCGACGTCGACGGCCGACCGGAGCCGTACGTCATCACGGCGCCGATGAGCTCGCCCACGTCGCAGATGGTCCTCCGCACCCTCGACGCGACGTCGTGGCGCACCCTGTACGCGCTGCTGCGGCTCGGGCAGGTCATCCAGGTCCGGGCCAGCGTGCCGTTCGTCGACGACGCCTACCTGCTCCCGTCGCGGTACGTGATGTCCCGGATGACCAACAGGGCCGCTGACACGCGCCGGATCCACACGCTCGACGTGACGCAGACGGGGCAGCCGTCGCCGAACATCGTCGCGTCTGGCACGACGCTGCAGGATCTCGCCGACGCCTACCCGGGCGGCACGCTCGCGGACATCGCGGCGGACTTCGACTTCCTCTACGAGATCGCGGCGGCACCGCTATGAGGCCGGCAAGCGACCGGTTCGCGGCGCTGCTCGAGGGCCCGCAGGTCACGTACTCCTGCCGTGCGGAGTCGTGGTACTCCGGCGAGTTGCTCGCCGAGGCGCTCCCGGTCGAGTCGGGCACCCTGACGTCGACTGCGGACGTCATCGACACGCACGAGGTTGCCGCCTCTGTGCCGTACAAGGGCGAGTTCGACCTGTCGGACCCGCTGAACCCGCTGGGGGCGTACGGGCAGCGTGTGCGCCTGTTCATCGACCTCACGTCGGCGTCGGGTGAGGTCGAGTCGGTGGCGTTGGGCTGGTCCCGGATCACCCCGTCGAACGCATCCAACGGCGTGATGGAGCTGCGTGCCCGCGACCTCACCCTCGAGCTGGAGCGTGCGCGGCTCGTCACGCCGGTGCAGCTGACCGCGCCGGTGTCTGCGAACCCCGCAACGGAGCTGTTCGACCCGGCTACCGCGCTGGAGTACCTCGTCACCGGGATCCTGCCGGTGGCGGTGCTCGACACGCTGCCCGATCTCGCTGGCGCGCTGTACGTGCTCCGCGACCGCCGGCAGGGTGTCGTCGACATTCTCCAGGCGGTGTCCGCGACCGCGTCCGTCGACGTGTCCGGTGCGCTGGTCATCACGTCGGTGCCGGACCTGACCGACCCGGAGCCGGTGCTGCGGTTCACCGACGGGTACGGCGCCGACCCGACCAGTGGTGACCGGGGCACGATCGTGGACCTGCGACCGGAGGTCAACGACTCCCGCGGGTTCAACGCCTGCATCGTGCAGGGCGTCACCGCCGAGGGCGCACCGGTCTACGGCGGCGCGTACGTCACCGAGGGGCCCATGGCCTGGCCGGTGCAGCCCGACGTCGTTTCGGCGTACGGCGCGAACCCCGGGTACTTCTTCTCACCGCTGCTCCGCACCGTCGCCGGGTGCATCGCCGCAGCGAAGTCGATCCTTGCCGGCTGGATGCTCGGCGCGAACGGCACGTTCACCGTCGAGGCCGGCCCGGATCCGCGGCTCGAGGTCAACGACGTGGTGGAGCTGTCGAAGGACCGGCAGACGTACCTCGGGCTCGTGCAGCAGGTCGCGCTCCCACTCACGGCGACATCGGGCCCCATGACCTTCTCGGGGGTGCTGTTGTGAAGCTCGCGGACCTCACACCCACAGACGACGGCGCGACCCTCGACGCCCTGCACGTCATCGCGGTCGCGTCGTCACCCGCCCGGTTCCTGGGGCAGATCGGGAACAACACGTTCACGGTGCGCCGCAGCGCGGACTTCGCTGACGTCGTGGTGGCCGACGACGTCCTGCAGATCACCGAGTCCGAGACGGGCGTCTACGAGGCGACCGCGATCCTCGGCCACCGTGCCGGGGCGTCGACGGAGTTCCAGACGTACGAGCTGCCGTGGGACTACCAGCAGATCGGGTGGGACGGCGGCTCCGGTTCGACGTTCTACTCCGGGATCAGTGTGCTCCCCGCCGCGCTGGTCATCGGCTACCAGGACCGCCCCGAGCTCACGTACGGCCGTGTCGGTGGCATTGATCGGACGTCGGTCGCGTACTGGGGTCACTCGGGTCGTTGGGCGTACCCCGGGCTCGGTGTTCAGCCGGCGCAGAAGCTGAGCATTCTCGTGACCGAGCCGAACCCCGTCCCGCTCGAGCTGACGCTGTTGGCCGCGCACTACCCCGACGAGGCTCACACGCCTGTCGACGTGACGCTGACGCCGTCGCTGGACTACTACGGCCCGGACGTCCCGAATGTCATCGACCTGCCAGCGGAGTGGATCGACGCGTTCGCTGACGGGTCGGCCGGCTCGATCATGTTCGGCCCTTCCGGGACCGATCCCGGTCTCACCACTGTCCCGGCGGGTCCGTCCCGCTCCCTGAGTCTCCACACCTGAAAGCGAGTTGCGTCATGCCTGAAACCCCGAGAGGTCTCGAGTTCCCCGATTCGGCGGGCTCGACTGAGATCTGGACCCACCTGCAGAACCTCGCCGAGTCGGCCGACACCGCGATCGGTGAGGCACAGGCAGCGGCTCTCGCTGCTGCGATCGCGGACGCCGCGGCGAAGTACGCGCTCGTCGCGCACATCGAGCGATTCGCCGACGACGGCTACTACGTCAACAGCATCCCCGGCACGTCGCCGACCCCGATCGTGCTCCCGGATCAGGGCACAGGGGACGACGGGATCAGCTCGCCGGGTGGCGCGTCGTTCGACATTCTGCACGACGGCCTCTACCTGATCACGATGACGATCACGTTCGAGGGCAACGCGAACGGCAACCGGTTCCTCACGCTCGAGCACAACGCCACAGAGATCGCGCGGGCACGTGTCGGCAACGCCGGCTCTGGCGGTGTGAGCGTGTCCATGTCGAAGGTCAGGCGGGCCGAGGCCGGCGACAGCTTCCAGCCGTTCGCGTCGCAGTCCTCGGGTGTCGCGCTCGACCTCATTGACGGCGAGTACACCCGCCTGGAAATCACGAGGATCGGCGCCTGACTCATGGATTCCCTGCAGCAGTTCTTCGGCTTGGTGGGACCGATCATCGGCGTGATCGGTGCCGTGGCCGCGATCGTCGTCTACCTCAAGACGGCGATCGACAAGGGCACGATCGAGGCGATGCGTCGCAACGCCGACGCCCTCCGCGACCGGGTGCTGCTCCTGGAGACCGCGGACACCACGAAGACGGCCCGCATTGAGGCGCTTGAACGTGAGAACCAGATCCTCGCAGCCGTGCCGTCGTCGGCCGGCGCGATCGAGGCGCTCGCCACCCAGCTGTCCCAGCACCACACCGAAACTATGCGGATCCTGGAGGGCGAACGATGACCGAACACCAGCTCCACCTCGACCCTGCCATCGAGCACCGTGTCGGCCGCGCCGAACTGTGGAAGCGCGGCCTGATCGTGTTCATCGCCGTTGCCGTGTCTGCCCTATTCGTTGTGCTGGGCGTCGTCATCGCCCGACAGGGCAACACCATCGACGAGATCCGGGCAACGCAGCAGGAGGGCTCACCTTCGCAGCAGCGGCTCATCGACCTGTCGAACCTCATCGCGGGATGCGTGACCCCCGGCCGGGATTGCTACGAGAACGGCCAGAGGCAGACCGCGGGCGCCGTGAGCTCCATCAACGAAATCACCGCGATCACCGTCGCCTGCGGGGACCTGCCCGGCGAGCAGACCGTCACCCAAATCCGTGCCTGCGTCACGCAGCAGCTCGAGCCCGAGAAGAAGTGAGGAACCGATCATGAGGCCAGTCGATAGCAAGTACCCCGTCACCCTGGGATACCGGGAGAAGATGTCATCCCGGCCGGACTACATTCACCGCGGGATCGACTTCGGGTGCCCCACCGGCACGTCCGTCCGCGCGACCGTCGCCGGCACAGTCGTCCACGCCGGCCGAGGCGGCATGGGTGTCGCGTTCGGGATCCACGTCGTGCTCAAGTCCCAGGGGATCTACCACATCTACGCCCACCTGTCGGCCGAGTCGGTCTACTCCGGGCAGCCCATCAAGATGGGCCAGATCCTCGGCAAGTCCGGCCAGACTGGCAACGCCACCGGCCCCCACCTGCACTACGGCGAGTTCACCGCCTACTCGTACACCGCCGACCGGAAGCCCGAGTTCCTCGACGACCAGGCCGCGGCGCCCAAGCCCAAGCCGTCCGGGACGTGGTTCACGCTGTGCCTGTGGCCGCTCGCCGGGTTCGACAAGGACTACGGGCAGGCGCACTGGAACACCATCGAGCAGAAGATCGTCGACGAGATCAAGCGCATCGGCGCCGACGTCTACTGCCTCACCGAGGTCCCCGAGCCCCGCCGTGACGAGTTCGGCGCCAAGCTGACCAAGGCCGCGTACCACCTCGCGATCTCCAAGGACGGCCGCAGCATCGTGACCCGCAAGGGCATGAAGGTCGGGCGCACCAAGGTCGTGACGCTCGCCGAGGACGGGCCCGCGAACGATGACAAGCAGGTCGTGCTCGCCGAGGTCTGGCCGTCGAACAGCCCGAACGCCGCGATCATCAGCGCCGGGCACCTCGAGTACCGGGACGGCGACAAGTACGACACGACCCGCGTCACCCAGGCCAAGCAGGAGATCGCAGCCGCCGAGGCGTTCGCGAAGGTCTGCGAGGTCCCGTCGGATCGCATCTTCTACGGCGACGACGACAACAGCGCCGCGTGGGTGCTGGAAAAGGCGTACGAGCCGACCCGGGTTGACGCGTTCGACCAGGCGATCACGTCGTCAAGTAGGGCGTTCTCTTCGATCTGTGGGTGGTCCGGCAGCGCGCCGAAGGGCCCGCGTACGGATCACGTGAAGGTCCACCGATCGCGGCCGGTCGTGAAGGCCACGCAGTCGACCACGACGGCGAAGAAGAAGCTGAGCAACCACCTCCCGACGATCGTCGTCGTGGGGAAGAAGTAGGAGGCAGGGTCATGAGGAAGATGCTCGCGTACGTACGTTCCGCAGCTGCAGGCTACGAGCCGGCCGTGGTGTCGTCCGTCGTCGCCGCGGCGTTCGTCCTGGCTGCTGGCCTGGGCATCACTGTGGGCGACCTCCCGGAGAAGGCGAACGCGGTGCTGACGTTCCTCGCGTTCGTCGCGCCGCTGGTCGCCGGCCGGATCACCCGGGCCAAGGTCCGCACCGTGAAGTCGCTCCGAGAGGGCGGTGTGCTCCGATGAGCCTGCCCGCCGGGATCTCGCTGTGCACGGTCACCGTCGGCCGCGCGTTCGACTTCTTCGGCAAGGACGCGGAGATCTCGGTGAAGGTGACCCCGATCCTCGGCGGCAACGCGAAGCGCATCGTGTGGACGGCCACCGGTGAGCTGCTCGCGAACTTCGCTGGCACGTTCACTGGCACCGTCGGTGAGCAGGTCGAGTTCGAGGTGCCCCACGTGGATCAGGCCGGGTTCGTCGACGGCACCGGCGACGAGTTCACGCTGTGGTTCTACCGCGCCGAGATCTCGCTGCTCATCGGCCGGCAGACCGTGCAGTATCAGCAGGACTTCCAGGTCCTCGTGGGGCAGGACGCGGTCGACCTGGATCTCGTGCCTGACGCGTCGATCGGTGCACCGGTGTCGGTCACGATCCCGCCGGTGCTGTCGGTCAACGGTCAGACCGGCATCGTCATGGTGGGTGAGGGGAGTCTGATCGGGTGGGCGGCGAACCCCGACGCGATCATCTTCGGCACCATCACCCGCAACGTGGACGGCGTCGTGACCACCGCGGACGTGGTCTGGCCCGACGGCACTCTCGGCACCTACACCGCCGATGACATTGACGGCCTGCTGACCAACTCCTACTCGATCACGTATGAGGGCGACGTCGACCTGACTGTCACCCAGCCGCTCATGACTCGTGACGGATCTGACCAGGTCACGGTTCGTCCCCCGATGGAGGTGTCCTGATGGGTGTTCTCGATGCACCTACGTACTCGCGTCGGCAGGCCGACGCGCTGAGCCCCGGAATGGTCGGGTTCGCCGAGCAGCGCAACACCTCAAGCGTCGCCGGGTCACCATCGGCCGGGGTGAACCTGCCCGGACTGTGCCTCGTCGTCCCGCCCACCGACACGCCCGTCGAGCTGTTCTGGGGCGCGACGCCGATCATCGCCGTGGCCGGCGGCGGGTACGTCGCGCTCAACCTCTACGAGGTGGGCGTCAACGGTGCGCTGACGCTGCGGGGGACGTCGAACATCAGGCTCGAGCCCGGCACACCGACGACGACTGCCGGTGAGCGGATCACCGGTGGCCCGACGAAGCTCGTCCCCTCGACGATCCCGCGGCTCATGGCCCTGAACCTCGGCCTGTCGCGTGACGCGGGCAGCTCGCTCGCTGCGTCGATCGTCAACTCGGACACCGACTACTGGCGTCCCTTCCTGGAAATGGTGCAGCGATGAAGACACGGGTGGACGCCACGACGAAGACGGGCCGGATCCGGGTCGGCGAGGTCGACTACCTCAACATGCCGGCCGAGCCGTACGACGGCTACCCGGTGGTCCTGCTCCACGGCGCCGGGAGCACCGCCCGCGATGCGTTCGCGTCGGCGTCGTTCTACGCCCACGCGACCCTGCCGGGGATCCTCTACCACCACAACATTCCCTCGATCTCTGGGTGGATGGGTGGCGACACAATGGGCAACGACCTCGGGATGACGTGCGTCGAGTCCGCGCGCACCGTGCTCGACGCTTTCCCCGGCGTCGACGCGTCCCGGGTGCACCTCGTCGGCGTCTCGATGGGCAACGAGCTCGCCATGCGGTACGCCAGCCTCAACCCGACCAAGGTCGCGTCGATCATGAGCGTGATGCCCCTGTCGGACATCAACGCCGTCTACCAGGCCAACCGGGCAGGGTTCCGCGCGACCATCGCCGCAGCCTGGGGAGTGACCTACCCGGCCGCGCTCCCCGCACAGTCCGACCTCGTGAACACGCACGCGCCGGTCCTCGTCGCGAACGGCACCCCGGTGCGGTTGCTCTACTCGTCGGCCGACACGACCGTGCTCCCGGCCGAGGTCACGACGCTGGCGGCGGCGCTCGGCATCGCCGCCGAGGTCGTCGACGCGGTCAACAACCACGACGAGCTCACGATGCAGTCGGCGATGAACATCGCGGAGAACCCGACGCACCCCGGTGGCCCGTTCTGGGGTCACTACGTCCACTACCTCGACCAGCACAACCCGTGAGGACACGACCATGACGAAGCTCTGTGGCATCACCGACGACGGCCAGCCCGACCGCCCCGAGGACGACCTGCAGCTCGTGTGCGTACGCGAGCCGCACGACGAGGACCCCGAGGACAACGTGCACTGGAACGACAACGGCACGATCTGGACGTCCGACGCGGGCGGCGAGCCGATCCGTACGTCTGACGGGAGCACGGACCCGGTCCACCTGACCGACCTGGCTCCCGGACCCTGACCGAACAGCCTCCGCGAGACGACCTGTCGGCGTAGGGTGTCGAGGCATGACTGAGACGAAGTCCCGCGCCTGGCTGCTACCGACGATCGTCGGCGTGATCGCTCTACTCATCGGGGTAGGAATCGGTGCTGCTGGCAGCAGCGGCGAGGACGAGAAGCCGGCCGTCAAGTCCAGCCGCGGGAGCACCACCGCAGATCTCGACAAGCGCGAGTCCTCGCTGGACGACGAACGCACCGAGCTCTCCCAACGCACCGACGAGCTCGACGTACGTGAACGGCAACTCGCACGCGCCGAACAGAAGGCCAAGGCCAACACGATCGAGGGTGACGGGACGTTCGAGATCGGCGTCGATATGAAGCCCGGCAAGTGGAAGAACGCCGACGCGTCCGACGGCTGCTACTGGTCGATCAACTCCGACCCGAACGGCAACAACATCGTGGCGAACCACAACGGTGGCGGGCCGCAGACCGTAGACGTGAACAAGGGCCAGTACCTCGAGCTGTCGAACGACTGCGGCACGTGGAAGAAGGTCGGCTAGCCCCCAGCGGGGGTCCTACGCAGCCACAATGAGCCGCTGTGCCCTCTCCAGCGGCCCGGTGGCATCCGGCAGCAGCAACAGCCCAGCACGGCGCTGTGTGTCGTCCACGTGGAGATACCTCTGCGTCGTCGCGAGCGAGGCGTGCCGCATCAGCTCCATCACGATCCGACAGTCCACGCCGGCGCGAAGCAGCTCGGTCGCGTACCAGTGCCGCAACGAGTGAGCCGACCCCGGGATCCCGGACCGGCGCATCACGTTCCCGATGATCGTCGACACCGACCGGCCGAGCACGTGCCCGCCGGTCTCGCCGGCCTTGTTCGCCTTCCACTGCGGGAACCACCACCCCGACCCGTACCGTGACGCCTCCGCCTCGATCAGCGGGTGCAGCGGCAGCACGGCGTCGACGTTGCCCTTGCCGATCACCCGCAGCTCACGCGCCACCGGGTCGATATCGGCGCCCCGCACCTTCGCGACCTCCGACACCCGCAACCCCTGATACGCGGCGAGCAGACACATCGTCCTCGTCCTGGCGTGCATGCGGGTGTTCAGCAGGCGCACGACGTGTGTCGTCGCGATCGTCCTCGGCGCGCGTCGCTTCGCCTTCGGGATCGACAGCCGCCGCATTGGGTTGTCGTCACGGATCCCGACGAGCTCCAACCACCGGAACCACGACTGCAGATTCACGTGATACGTCTGCCTTGTCGACGCCTGGAACGACCCCGACAGGAACCCGAGGACGTCGTCGACGTCGAGCTGCTCCGCCGGCCGATCCGACAGTCGGGCGACCCTGAGCACGAGGTCGATACGGTCGTCGATCGTCCGGTCGGCCCACGACTGGGCACGCATCCACGTACGCCAAGACGCGACGAGAGGGACGGCGTTGCCGTCTGAATCCCCCCGGATTGCTCCCATAGTTAACCAACGGGTAACAGGGAGCGACGTTACGGTGCCGGTCACGCCGCCACTGCGATTGCAGGGGAAAGTCGGGGAAGTTCCAGAACGCGTCCTTCGCCTTTGTAATCTCTAGGTCGCAGGTTCGAATCCTGCCGGGCGCGCTCACCACCGTCGGTCGGGCTCGTGGGCTCGTCGAGCCAGCCGAGGAACCACTGGCGCGGGACGCCGGTGGTCTGCTCGAGCTTCACGGCGACGTCGACGAGGCTGCCGGGTTCGTTCTTGCCCGACTCCCAGGCGGCGTATGCCTTCTCTCCGACGTCGAGCTGGTCGGCGAATGCTGCCTGGGTGAGTCCTTGGTCCCTGCGGACCTTGCGTACGCGCTCAGCAAACGTCCATGTGGGGACGGTGCCGGGGAGATAGGCGACGTTTGTTGTCATGAGATTCAAGGTAGAGATCCCTACTCAACCTTGTCAAGGTCTATCAATGATAGGTACGACACTCTTGCATAGCCCTTGACAACGTTGATAGGGATGCCTACTGTCTCGTCCCATGACCGATAGGGATACCCAGACCAGCGAGGATGACCTCCTGCTCATCGCTGACGCTGCAGTCGTCGCCCGGTGCTCGCCCGCCACCCTCCGCCGCTGGGAAGCCCGCGGACTCATCACGGCAGGCCGTACGCCCGGAGGCGGCTACCGCGTGTTCCGCCGTGGCGACCTCGAGAAGCTCGCCCAGCTCGCACCGACGCGGGCCACCTCATGAAGGTCTCGACAGGCATCGTGTACCAGCTGCTGGATGCCCGCGGCGCCCCGCTCTATGTCGGCGTCTCGGCAGACCCGGCCGAGCGGATTCGACAGCACCGCTTCACGCGGGCGTGGTGGCCGCAGGTGGTCGACGTCGTGCTCTCCGAGCGCCTGCCCCGCGCAGACGCGGAAGCACTTGAGCGCGATCTCATTCGCACGCTGCAGCCCCGCCACAACATCGCTGACCGCTTCGGCATGACAGCCGTCGAGATCGCGCGAGCCTGCGGCCAGGCGATCTACAGGGAGCGCGCTCATGCGTGACCTGCTCGCCGCCGTCGTGTTCGTCCTGGCCCTCGCGCTCACCGCCTACGTGATCGGCCTGCTCGTCGGGCTGGTCTTCCTCGGCATCTACACCATCACCTGATCCGTCCACCACTGAGAGGCTCCGCCATGCCGACCACCGCCACGAAGACACCCCGCCTCGCCGGCGGGGAGAAGTCCCTGAACACCGCCGTACGTCACGCGCTCCGCTCGCCGGCTCCGCCGTCGCTCCGCGCTGCTGTCGCGGTCGATCTGATCAAGGATCGGCTGGAGCGGACGTATCCCGAGCTGCTCGAGGTTGAGCCGCACTCGCGGTATCTCGTGCCGGTGCACCTGATTCACCCGTCGCTGCGGGTGCAGTCATGAGCCACCTGATCACCCGCGACCTGCGGCCCTCGACCGTCTATCACGTCGGGATCTACGCGTACGACCGCGATAGCACGGCCGACTCGTACACCACCGGCCGTCACGTGCCGCTGTGTGGGCAGGAGAAGGTCCACGACGGTCACTGGCTGTTCCCGATGGGGGACGAGGTCGACCGTAAGAAGCTGTGCACCCGGTGCGCGGAAGAGATCCGCTACGCCACCGATCTGCTGCCGACCGATCCTCGGCCCGAGGGCTGGCACCCCCTGGCCGAACTCCGCGAGACCGGCCTGCTGTGGCTGATCAACCGTCAGGTGTTCCACCCCCGCGGGTTCGCGATCGGCCTCAACTTCAACGAGGCCGGAGACGTCGACGGATGGGTGCTCTACGGGGACGGTGTCGAGCCGTGGAATTTCAAGGACGGCGAAGAGAACGAGTTCCTCGCCGCCGTGAACGAGATCCTCAAGCCGGTGCAGTCATGACCGGGCCGAACCCCAACGCGCCAGCGGCGGTGAGTGATGCAGACCGACGCTACACCGCCGCGACCGACGTCGCGATCAAGGTGCTCCGAGCCTGCAACGCCGAGGGCATCGTCACCGACGACGCCGACTACTCGATCGGACCCGAACACCTCGCATCGAACGTCGTCGCGGCGCTCCGAGTAGAAGGGCTGATCTGATGACCACCACAGCACGTGAGGCCGCGATGCGCGCCACCCTGGCGAAGTTCATCGAGGACCGCGTCAAGGAAGCCCGCCGGTCCCTCAACGGTGACGTCATGGCGACGCTCGACCCGGGCGACCGCAAGGGCGCCGTGCTGCCTGACGGGTCGGACATCGGCACCGTGTCGGTAGCGAAGGGCCGCAAGACGATCCGGGTCGTTGACGAGGCCGCGTACCGGGAGTGGGTGCGCGAGCACTCCCCGCACAACGTGTTCGCCCCCGAGCCCGTCGAGCAGGTCAGGCCGGCGTACACGAAGGCGCTCGCTGATCAGGCGGAGGTCGTCGACGGGCTGCTCGTCGACGCGACGACCGGCGAAGTGGTCCCTGGCATTCAGCAGGTAGCCGGTGAGCCGTACGTGTCGGTGAAGATCTCCGACACCCAGCTCGACGAGCTGTTCGAGGCGCTCGACCGTGGCGAGTTGAACGAGATCCTGACCGGCCTGTTGCAGACGGCCGAGCGGCCCGCGATCGAGGGGGAGACCGAATGAGCACGAGCACCGAGGTCGAACTGCATCGACAGCAGCCCCTCGAGCAGAAGGTCGAGTGGGTCAAGCTCATGGCGACCGCGAGCCTGCTGCCGGCGCAGTACCGGGACAACCCCGGCAACCTGTTCTATGCCGTCGAATTCGCCGACTCGCTCGGTGTCGATCGAATCAACGCGATCACGTCGATTCACGTCATCGGCGGCAAGCCCTCGGCGTCGGCTGACCTCATCGCGGGTCTGATCCGCAAGGCGGGGCACAAGCTGCGGATCATCGGGGACGACACGTACGCCGAGGCGCAGCTCATCCGGGCCGATGATCCTGACTTCACGTTCGTCGCCCGCTGGGATGAGGCGAAGGCGCGCGCGGCGAAGCTGTGGGGGACGGGCAACTGGCTCAAGTACCCCGGCTCGATGCTCCGTGCTCGCGCGATCACCGAAGTGGCCCGGATGGGCGCCTCGGACGCGCTCTACGGCGTCGTCTACACGCCCGAAGAGCTCGGTGCGACCGTCGACGCGGAAGGCAATCCGGAAGTGAACCGGATCCAGAGGTCGAGGACGGCGCCGCCGTTCATGGAGATCCCGCAGACCGGCGCGGAGTCGGACGAAGGCAAGCCGGCGGCAGGGGAAGCCACGGCCCAAGCTACCGACTCCGCGTCTCCTGAGCAGCCCGAGGACGAGGCCGATGCGTCCAAGGGCAAGTCCGGTGGCTCGGACGCCACTCCCTCCCGAGCGTCCGAGCCACCGTTCAACCCGGAGCAGCTGGACGAGAACAACCAGGAGTACCTCGCTGACCCGGAGCCGGACGAGGACGGCGCCGTGCCGGCCGAGATCGTCGAGGATGCAGAGCCGCGGTGGACGCCGGAGCAGCGCGCGAAGATGATGGCCGGTTTCACCGGTCTGGACGTCGCTGACCGGGCGGAGCGGTTGCAGGTCACGTGTGACCTGATCGGCCGCAGCATCGAGTCGGCGAACGAGCTGACGTTGAAGGAAGCGTCTCGCGTGATCGACGCGCTCGAGCAGTGCAAGACGCGTGACGATCTGGAGGCGATCATCCAGGCCACGGTCGCGCACCGCGAGAAGGGCGGTGAGTGACATGTGGGACATCGTGCTCATGCTCGTCCTGTCGGGTGTCGCCGTCGCGGTGCTGCTGACCGGGTCGGGTCGGATCTCGCCGGAGGACCGCCGCCGTGTGGCCGAGGATGACGCGGATCGGGATGAGAACAGCCGGTTGCGTGCGCGTCTGCACATCGACGGGAGCGACTGGTGATGAGGACCATCATCGGCCTTGTCTGCCTTGTCCCGCTCGCCGCCGGCGCGCTCGCCTTCGCTGTGTGGCACATCGCGGACCTGATCGGCGCCGTGCTGCACGAGCCCAGCCGTCGCCGGGCCCAGGACGCCGCGATCTTGCTCGGCCTCTACGTGGCGTTCGCGCTCGTGGTCGGCGCGATGTGGGGGCTGTCGTGAGCGCCGCATTCATCCTGGCTGCGGCCGCGAAGATCACCGACCTTGAAGCGACCTGGACCGGCGACGAAGTCCGGCAGCACCTCGTGATGCTCGCCGACGCACTCGACCCGCCGGACCTGACCGACCTCGGGATGCTCGAACGAATCCCGCTGACCGGCCCGCACCTGGCCGAAGCGGTCGGCCGGCTCCTGTTCCGCGCCGAGATTCCCACCTCGGATTACGGGCGGTGTGTGCAGGTGTCGCAGCTGCTCGGTGACGCGGCGAACCGGTTGGACGTGAAGGGCGATCACATGCGGGCGAACATGCTCCGGGAGTACGCGCACGCGGTGTCAGTCGCCGGAGGTGCACTGTGATCGGGCCTATCGGTCCTTGCGGGTGGACTCACTATGCCGCCATGGCCGTCCCCGTAGGCAGTCGATTCAACCCGACCGGTCCCATTCGCTTCCGGGCTCAGTCCGGTGGGCCCCTGCGCGATACCCGTGAAGCAGCGATCGCCGACGAGTGTGCATCCACTCATCAAGCGGGTGCCCAGTGAGCGCGTGCAGGAAGTGCGGCGACCCAATCCGGTTCGTCACCAACACCGAGACCGGACGCCGCGTCCCCGTCGACCCCGTTCCCGACGAAGGCGGCAACTTCCTCGCCCGCCCAATCCGCTTCACGACCGGTGAGCCCTCCAAGGAACTCGAAGGCCACCCCCGACGCCGCGGCGAAGAGACCCCCGCTGGCTACGCCCTGTTCATGCCGCACTACGCAACCTGCCGTGCGCGCATCACCCGCGGCCGTGGATCCCCACGACCGCAGACCCTGTTCGACCGAATCGAAACCGAGGAACGATGACCACCGACCCACTGCTGCCCCCGAAGCCCCAGACCTACGCGCCCGGCTTCGAGCCCCTGCCCCCGATCCCCGCAGCCGAACCCGGCCCGGTCCGTCAGTACAGGCTCCCCGAGATCATGGACCTCACCCCCAACGATCTGTTCGCGATCAAGATGCACACGAAGGTCGACCTGCTCCGACCCCCGACCACCGTCCACGGCGACTGTGCGCTGCTCTGGTGGGTCACCCGGAAGGAAGCCGAGCCGCTCGACTTCGAGGCGCTCCTGACGTTGCCGCTGCAGCAGCTCAACGACCTGCTGGCAGACGACGAGGACGAGTCCGACGACACCGCGCCCGCCGACGACGAGCCCGTCCGGGAGGCAACCGAGGACGACCCAAAAGCCTCAACGAACTCACCCGAGTCTGCGTCACCCTCTCCCGGATCTGGGGATGCTCCCCCGCCCAACTGAGGGCGTGCACGCTACGCGAGATCGCGTACATGAACGACCAGCTCGAGGCCGAGAAGGTCGCGGCTGAGCAGGCCGAAGTCGATCGCCGGATCGACGAGGACGAACACCAACAGGAAGAAGGAACAGCATGAGCGCAGTAGTGAAGCTGGCCGGCAAGATGCCCGGGGACTTCGAGGTCAACGGCCTCGACGCCACAGTCGAGGATCTGCTGGAGAACCCGAAGGAGCTCCGCGCCGGATTCGTCGTCTACGACGTCGTGAAGGAGAACGTGGACGTCGACACCGACACCAGGGTGCCCGTTGTCAGGGTGCGGCGTTTCGAGCCGCTCGGCAAGGCTGACGAGATCTCGGAGACGATCCGGGCGGCGTACACCAAGGCGGTGGAAGAGCGGACGGGCCGAAAGGCTCTGCCGCTCGATATCGCGGAGGTCGTGAAGGACGCCGGGCAGGGCACGCTCGAGGGCGGCCCCGACAACGTCACCGTGGGCGACTTCTGACATGCCTGAGTCAGACCCGGACGTCATCCCCGACGTCGTGCGCGTCGGTGGCGGGCTGGTCTATACCTCGCTGTGCGTACCCGAGGGCGTCACACCCGAGGACGCTGCGGCGCGCTACACCGCAGAGGATCCGCCCGGCACGTCTCTGAACGAGTGGGTGGCGACACCGCTCGACGAGATCCCGGACGCCTTCTGGGACTGCTACCCGGAGGACGTGCAGCAGGCTCGCACGTACCCCGGGCCCTGCGGTGACCACGCAGACCGCCGGCACGTGCTGGTGAACTGCTGATGTCCGAGGGGGCGGGCGCATGGGCGGTGAAGGTCTACGGCTCACCCGCCCCCAAAGGCTCCATGAAATGCGTAGGCGGACGCGGCCGACACCAGCTCGTCAACAACAACCCCGCCACCACACCGTGGCAAGACCGTGTCGCGAAGGCGTGTGAACTGTTCGAGATCAGCGAGCCGCTCACCGTGCCGCTCGGTCTGCAGCTCACGTTCACCGTCGACCGACCGAAGTCCGTCAAGCCGGCGTCACGGCCCTGGCCCCACAAGACGGCACGCACGTCCGACGGTGGCGGGGGCGACGTCGACAAGCTCGCCCGCACCGTGCTCGACGCGCTCGAGCAGGCGCGGGTCGTCGTGAACGACGCGCAGATCTGCTCGATAGCCGCGTCGAAGGTCTACCCCGATACCCCGGACGTCGCCGACGTCCTGCACCGCCCTGGCGTGTTCATCCGCCTCTACCGACTCTGACCCACCCAACGAAAGGCACGATCATGACCGTAATCCCCGAACGACTCACCGACCTGGACACCATCGCTCTCAAGAAGGGCGGACACCGCAACCCCGAACACGGCATGTGCCTACTCGAAGCCGTCTCCTACGTCGCCGGCGAACCGTTCACCGACCAGCCGCAGTGCGCGTCCCCGATCCTCGGGTCGTTCGGCCGCAACCTCAACGACGTGCTCCCCGACGACAAGCGGCAGAAGCTCGTCCCGCTGGTCCCGCAGATCGTCGGCACAGCCGGAGACGGCCACGACCAGGAGCGTGGCCTTATGGCCGCGGACTGGCTGATCCGGGTCTACACGCCCACGTGGTTGCGGCTCGCTGGGCTCGAGGAAGCTGCGGTGTCGTTGGAGACGTTGCCGCGTCAGGCGACGTGGGACGACGTCGAGGCCGCGGTGCCGGTCGTGCGTGCTGCTCGTGAAAAGGCACGTGCTGCCGGGGACGCTGCCTGGGACGCTGCCTGGGACGCTGCCTGGGCCGCTGCCAGGGCCGCTGCCTGGGACGCTGCCTGGGACGCTGCCAGGGACGCTGCCAGGGACGCTCTGCAGCCCACGACTGACCTTCTGCAGGACTCCGCGATCGAGTTGTTCGAACGCATGGTCACGCTTGGCGGCAAGTAGGCATGCCTACTCCCTCATCGTGGGTTTGCCCGGAGTGTGAAGCCGGGAAGCATCGCAACTGCAACGGCACGGCGTGGGACTTCGACGCCGACGAGCTCGTACCCTGCGGCTGCTCTGACGGGTGCGGGTCGTGAACGGCGCTGGCGGGTCCGCGATCGTCGGCAGCGACTGGCCTCGCCCGCTGCCCGTCACGACCTACAGCGAGCCGACACGACGCCCGACCGGGTTGGACTGGGCGAAGCACACCGCACCCGACCCCGAGCCCGTCGACGCCGCACCAGAGCCGGTCTCCGAGATGCCGGCGACACGCGCCCAGGCGTACGCCGACAACACCGCAGCGCACGAGGAAGCCCGCCAACGCGTCGAGACGATCGAAGCGCGCCCGGCTGACATTCCCACGAACGATATTCCGGCAGATGTCACACACCCGGTCGTGCGCCTGCTCGAGGCCACAGCCGACGCCACCGACCCGGCCACACGCTCCGCACGTGAGCTCGTCGTCGCCGCACTGCAGCACCTCCGCACCGTCGCGACGTCGAGGCCACAGCCGACGCCACCGACCCGGCCCAGAGAGCCAAAGACGAAACCAGCCAAGCCCCGCACCCCCGCCAAGTCCAAGGGGCGCCCCAGAGCCGACACCAACATGATCGTCCAGGCGTACGAGTCCGGCAGGACGATCGCGCAGACCGCAGCGGACCTCGGCTACACCAAGGCCACCGTACGCACCCACCTGCTCGACGCCGGTGTGCAGCTGCGGGACGACCGCAAGACGAACTCCGGCGGCAACAACCGCCGCGACTACACCCCCACCGAGATTGAGGACGTCCGCCGGCTCTACGTCGACGAACACCTTTCACAGACCCGGGTGGCCCAACGTCTCGGGATCGGGGTGAAAGTCGTCCAGTGCATCATGGCCCGCCACGGCATCGAAGCCCGCGAGGGGCAGTCTGGTGGCGGTGACACCCTCGGCGAGATCCGCACCCGCCTCGCCGCCCTCGGTGTGAAGTCGACCGTGGTCCGTGCGTGGGCGCTCGAGCAGGGTCTCAAGGTGTCGCCGCGTGGTGTGATCCCGTTGCAGGTCCTCGACCAGTACGAGCAGCAGCATGGGTGAGCAGCTGACGCTCTGGGACGACCCCAAGCCCGAACCACCCCCAGCCGTCGACTGGGACGCGAAGCAACGCTGCGAGGGGTGCGGACGCGACGTCCGCCGCTACGACTACATGACCGGCCACGGCCCGATCCCGGGCGACGAGTGGGGCGACTGCCTGAGCCGACGGCTACGCCGCAACCACGTGATCTCGTTCGCCCGCGCCGTGTCCACCCGCGGCGTCTGGCCCGGACGCATCCGCCCGAAGAAGTGGAAGCCCGACCAGGCGTGGACGGACCTGGAAGACGCGATCCGCCTCGCACGTGAGTCCGGGGTCACCGACGACTGGATCACTCGCGTGGTGCTCGGCGAGCTCGCCTGCGGTGGGCGCGTCTACGACCCGGTGATCTACAGGGCGGTGATGAGCGCATGAGCAAGCGGAAGGCGCGGCCCGCCCACGAGGTCCCCGTCGACTGCTCCATCGGCACCTGCCCACGCTGCGGCAAACAAGCATTCAAAACCCGGAAAGCAGCCAAACGAGCCATGCGCGCAATCCACCAAGACCGCAGACTCTCCGTCTACCCCTGCGGCGACGTCTACCACTACGGGCACCTGTCGGCGCGGGTGAAGTCCGGTGACACCGACCGCCGCGACCTCCGGGAGAACACATGACGCTCCCCGAGCTCGACGTCGAACTCGTCGGCGGACCAGCTGACGGCCGGATCTACAGCGTGTCGTCGCTCCTACCTCGAATCAGGGTGCCGCTTGTAGAACCGGCCACCACGTTCTACAAGGCCCAGGCGGACGATCTGTACCCGCGGAGCCGCATGCAGGTCGCGGAGTACGACCGCGACCGGATCAGCGACGAGACGCACCGCTGGCGCTACGTCTATCGGTGGACGTCATGAGCGGCCGGCTCGTCGGGGAAGTCCTCAAGTGCGCGCCCGTCGACCTCACACCCGCCCAGAGACTCGTCCTCGTCGCCCTAGCCGAGGACGCCCGCGACCGCGACCGGCTCGCCCGATTCTCATCCGTCGCGGTCCTCTCACACCACACCTGCCTCGCGCCCGGATCGGTCAAGAACATCTTGAAGCACCTCACCGACCGGGGCCTGATCAAGCCCCTCCACCGCGGCCAGCTCGGCACGATCCAGCACTACCGAATCACCGAGCTGTACGACCACCACCGCGACGCTGTCGCCACACCCAAAGGAGACACCGCATGACCCTCCACGAGCCCGCTCCTGACGTCCCAGACGACTTCGTGGCCCCACCGTCGGCCGCGCCCGTCGAACACGCCACGGAGCTCGAGGACGTACGACGCGTCAACCTCCAGCCCGACGACACGCTCGTCGTACGCGTCAACCGTGACCTGATCACCGAAGCCGACTTCGACCGGATCCGCACCGACATGCACCGCGTCTTCCCAGGTCACCCGCTGCTGATCATGAGCGCCGATATAGAGCTCGACGTAGTCGGACCTGACCCTGCCGCCGACATCGTGAAGGTGCCACGAGACACCATCGACGCCCTGCTCAAGTGGACCAATGAGGTAGGTCGCATGACGTCCCGAGACGACATCAACTCGGGCATCGTGTGGGCCCACCTCGTCGAGTTCCGATCGGCCGTCGCACCCTTGCTCGACAACACAACAGGGTCATCCACCAGTGACCCTGCAGGGTAATCAGCCAATGACCCTCTACACCCTGTGGAAAACCCGATCCGCCGCACAGAGAGGGTCATCCACCAGTGGAAACAGGGTCATCCACCAATGACCCCACCCGTAAGTACTCCCGTAGAGATAAGACTCCCTAGAGACCTTGGTACTACTCACTAGGGATCGAACTGCACGACACCACGAACGAAAGTTGCAGACGATGATCCGCAGATTCCGAGCCCGCAAAGCGGCCCAGCACCGAGCCCTCGCCGAACAGCACAACGACACCATCGAGACCGCCGTCGAGCTCTACATCAGCCTCGGCGACACACCACACGAAGCCTGGCTACGTGTCGACCAGCTCACCTCGACCGACTACCACCGAGCACGCGCCAGACTCCACACCGCACTCGCCGACAAGTGGGACCCAGACGCGTGAGCAACGACTGGTCCGGACGTCGAGCACAAGCAGCTCTCACCCACGTCCTCAACCGCGACAAAGGCATCTGCTGGATCTGCGGCCACCCTGGCGCCGACAGCCTCGACCACATCGTTCCCCGCTCCGTCGCACCAGAACGAACGTGGGACGAGACGAACTGGGCCGCAGCACACGGCAGCGCCCGACCCGAATACGACTGCCCCGGCCAGTACGCCCGAGGCGACTTCGCAGGACCACGACGACCAGCTGCACCTCGAGCCCTCATCACCGTCGTGATGGGACCACCCACCGCCGGCAAGACGACGTACGTCCAGCACAACGCCAAGCCTGGTGACCTCATCGTCGACACCGACGCGATCGCACTCGCCCTCGGCGCCAAGCCCGGACACACCACGGCAGGACTCCACGCCGGGTTCGCCCGCTCCTGCCGAAGCCACGTCATCACCACCGTGCTGACCAAAGGCGCAGAGGTCCCGACCTGGATCATCGACACCGCCCCCACCATCGCAGCGATCGAGCACTACACCCGGGCATCAGCCCACCCCCACCTCATCGACCCCGGCAAAGGCACCTGCCTCCAACGCGCCCGCACCCGCGGCAAAGGCACCACCCCCGCAATCCTCGACTGGTACACCCACCACCACGACCGCCTCACCGCATGGACCCACACCACCCCAACCCCCCCTGCCCCCACCACCACAGCTACTCGCGAATGGTGAGCGCACGGTCATGCTCTTCGCATCGAAACCGCTCAGAATTCGGCGGTTTTGGGCTCAGATCGCGCCGCTGGACACCCCGCCCCACCTCGTCCGTATCTCTCTCCAAGCAGGCCGAAGAACGCCCCGGAGGCTCACGAGGTGCCGATCTGAGCCCCTGTCAGGCGTGCGGACGGCTCGGACCCCACGCCGTACGGGCTGATTGGCTTGCCGCGAAACTCTCAAGTCGGGGTTTAGACTTTGGCCGTGACTGCCAAAGCCTCCGATTCCAGCCGATCCGGCGTAATCAGGT